GGTCCAAAAGAAGTGTAATACACTTTTGGTACGGTGCAAACACCGATTTGGGATAGTGTATGGAAAATTGAAGTGTAACAAGCCATCTTGAATTCTTATGCCTATATTATATATTTATTAACGAATTCTTGCACTAAGTATAATTTCTACAGTAAAACATGGTTTCATTATTCCAATCAAGAGTATCTGGGCAAATATGTGGTTCATTATTTGGTTCAACTGCTTCACAATTTTGTGCACTTTTGCCTGTCATCATACAATCCAAGGCCACATGGCCATAGAACATCCTCAATCTATCTTCTAGCTCATAAATCACTTTTTCCGCATAAGTGGTACGGTTGTATCTGATTATTCCATACGTGGGTGTTTTGTAGTGCGGGATCCTTTCTTTAGCGTAAATTAAATTTCCGTCGAGCGTTCCTACTTGGTCAAACGGATCATCAACGGTCCTTTGTAAAAGTACGTGAGGGCACTTGTATGAATCAGGTTCATTCTTGCCGTCCTCGTAAAATGGAGTGGCTATAGCCACTGTATACCCTCCTTGATCTTCATTGTCAGTGTCTGTGTTCTTACCTACAAGACACTGCTTTTGCACATTGTTACAATAATAGAACGCCACTTTAGGTCTTTGTACTTCTACGTAAGCACACATACAAGTTTTTGTGGCTACTTCCAAGGTATAAGGAACGCATGTTTTGTCCGGAATCCTGATCTTTAGTCTATCGTACATTTGTTCTAAAATTACTTTAGCTATTTCGACGCAACATGTAGTAGCTTGGAAAGGCAAAATAAAAGGAAATTCGTATCTATAAATCCCTATGTCTGTTTCATAGGAGGTTCCTCCTCCTCCAAAATCTCCTATAACTGCAACTGGTTGTTCTATATGTACTGATTCTTTAGCTTCCCAATTGATCACTGACACGTTTATGTCGTTCGAAATCACTACTTCTTCGATAGGTGTTACTTCCGAAACTTTGACCACTTCTGCGGCTGTCCATTCTTCAACCTTTGTTCTTACTTGGTTGGTGACTTCTAATGATGTTACTGGGTTTTTCTCTTCGACGTTTACCACGTCGTTGGTATTCCATTGCTCAACTTGCACTTGCAAATTGTCCTTTGTGTCTACTGCAGTCAAATGCACTTTAAAGAATCCTAGAGTCGTTACTGTTGCTGGGTTAAAATAGTCTTCGCTGAATGCTGTGAATAAAGCTAGAGACGCTGTTGATGCTGCCGCTAATTCAGCATTGGAAGCAACGACAGTAGTTGTTTCTGCTAGTATACCTGTAGTATCTGCTGCTACCGCCGTTAATATAGTATTAAGTGCTATTAATTCACCTTCTATGGCAGTCGTGTCTCCTGAAACTATGTCTAGTTCTACCTGCATTTCATTTTGAATAACTTTTATGGCTTCTAAATTTCCTGATATGATTGGAATTTGGTCCACCAATAGATTACTAGTTATTGAGTTAGATGTCTTAATAGCAGCGACGTCTAATTTAATAAGCCCTACAATCACTTCTAACGACGAGACGGTTCCTTCTATAGAGCCTACTAGACCTGATATTGTTTTCATCAGTGTGTTCATTGATTTCTGAACTACTTGTATTTTATCCAGTTTATCATCCATCTTGTTTATGGTTTTATATATGTTAGTTTGTCCTTCGTACATGTTCTGCAATGTTAAATCAATATTCTTTAAAACCGGATTGTTATTTTGCTGTCCATAAGTCAATATAGATACAATTATAATTGATAGTACGTTTATCAATTTTAAATTATTACATAGAGTGTTGATCTGAAAATAATTTATTTTAGTGTCCCAAACGCTGTGTTTGAAGCGTGGGGGATTTAACTTGGACAGCAATTTGCCAATGTTATCCATTTTGTATCCTATTTCGTCAAATAAAAGTATTAAGTAAGTGTATAACTACTATGACAAGAGTTATATTTATTAAGTCATTCTAAGTTGCTATATAACTAGGGTGGTGTTAGTTATCTTATTAATGTCAGGGTGCCAAACTTCGATCATCTTAAAGGATTTTAATTTAAACTGTTTCTTAGGTATGTATACGTCTGTGTTGGCAAAAGTCAACATGAAATCCAAGCACATCTTGATTTCTTCAAACCCCAATTCATACTTATAGCTATTCAGTGCTATTATTTTATAGTAATCTTCAATACTATAGTAACCATTGAACCAGTCTTTAACTGCTATCCTATAACTCATTAAATCTTCTACACTTTTAAATTCTCTATTGATTAACTTGCCAGCTTTCTTGATAATTGAAGGGAATATCCCGTCTTGGGTTATTATATCACTCGTGAATTCTGGAATCTCTACTTCTCCGCATTTAAAGAATTTAAAGGGATGTTTGATACTGATTTTTGAAGCTACACATACGAAGTCGTCTCCTTGCGACATAATCAATTTAGGTTCTGTGATATCGAAACACATGTTGCATAATGTTAAATTGACTAGTGAATTAGAAAATAATGTATCCGCTCTCCCACTCTGAAACATGCCTTGAACTGACATTCTAATAGTTTCCGCATCAGCAGCCCAAAAATCATTATTTGCTTGCAACCATTTAGTAAGCGTCTCATCGACACCATAACTTTCATAAACGTAGCTCATAAATCCATCGTTTATCGGTCCATCTCTAACCGAATCCATCTCACTGATATCTGATTCAAAGCATACGTGTTCTTCTAATCCGTGTAATCTTTTCCTTATTTCTTCGCCTATCTGTTTCTTGGAATATCCATACCCGAACATGACGTCAGGTCTAAAATCTTTCCTTATATTCTTTTCTAATACTGTTATAATGACACCCATTAAATGCGTTATAAATTTAGGTTGGGC